GATTTACTAAAATTAAAATTTTACTAGAAGTGCTAGAAGGAGTAATTGTTGCAGTTAACGTAGTATCTGTTTCTGTGTTGTTATTTAACGTAACTTCTGTTGTTGTCGTAGCATGAACAACCTGCAACACTCTGTTGTTAGTAGTGCCAGCAGTGTTAGCAATCGTGTCAACTCTTAGCGTACTCATAAGATCACCCAGTTCCCACCGCTTGTCACAGTTACTGTAACGCCACTACTAATCTCTATGTCACCTATGCTTGCAGCGTTCTTAGTTGCTGCAATAGTGTAGTCAGCGTCAATGCTTTGTTCGTTCTCTATAAAGTTAGGAAACTGTATTCCTGACGATCCGTTTAATGTAATTGACATTTATAACACCACCCATCTTGAGCCACTAGGGACTGTTACTGAAACACCACTATTAACTGTTAGTGGCCCTGTAGACATTGCATTAGTACTTGCTGTTATTGAATAACTTGTAGTAATAGTTTGTCCGTTCTCGTAGAAGATAGCATCAGAACCTCCGCCTGAAGCTCCTCCTCCACCACCAATAGCACCCCATGCAGAGCCATCGTAGCCCTCAAAAGAACTATCAGTAGAATTAAATCTTAAATAACCAGCACTAGGAGATACGTCTCGTTGTGCTGTAGTACCTGCCGGCATCTCAGCAGAGCCTGTTGCAGATGTCTGACTAACTAATCCACTTAAAGATGAACCACTACCTGTAAATGATGTAGCGTTTACTGTACCTGAAACATCCAATTCTGTACTAGGACTACTCGTACCAATACCAACGTTACCACTGGAGTTGATACGCACCCTCTCCACACCACCTATAACAAACGCTTGATCTTCAGAACTATTTGTCTGATGAAACCAGGTTGGGTTAGCAGTAGTTGCATCATCAGGATAAATACGGTATTGTCCTCCACCTGTAGATGTCGCTTTAAAGTTAAAGTCACCTGTGGAGGAAACATTGCTTCTTATCGTTCCTACGACATCTAATGGATCCGTAGGACTACTAGTACCAATACCAACTCTGTTGTTTGTAGAGTCAACAGCAAGTGTGCTTGTGTCTACTGTTAAACCAGCAAATGATGGACTATCACCAGGCTGTATAGCACTATCAGCTAACGTACCTTGAGCAGCAGTTGCGTAGTCTGTTGAATCAAATGCTTTAACTTGTGCTAAGTTAGTAACTTCACTATCCATTAACGCACCAGCAGCAGTAACATTAGTTGCGTCTGTTACGTCAGCACTGGCTTCTATACCAGCTAACTTAGTCTCTTCAGCAGTTGTGTATGATGCAGTAGTAGCATCTAGTACAGCAGAGTGTGCTTGTACATCAGTACCTATAGTTAAACCAAGATTAGCTCTTGACGTTAACGCACTAGCAACATCAGATAAGTTGTTAGCTTGAAGTAAAACACCAGCAGCAGATACATAAGCAGCTACCCAAGTAGAACCAGTGTACACATTCATAACACCTGAAGTAGTGTTAAAGTATAATGCACCAGCAACTAAAGCGTCACCGTCATTATCTAGTGTTGGGTCAGATGCCTTAGCACCTAAATATTTATCATCAAAGTTATCAAAAGCAGCTAGTGCTGCAGCAGCCTCTGCAGCAGCCGTTGCAGCCGATGTAGCAGCGTTTGCTTCACTTGTAGCAGAGTTAGTCTCTGAAGTAGCTGCATTAGTTGCAGATGTAGCAGCAGACGTAGCAGAAATAGCTGCATTAGCAGCAGAAGTCCCTGCGTTAGTTTCTGAAGTAGCTGCGTTAGTTGCTGAAGTAGTTGCAGATGAAGCAGATGCAGCAGCATTAGTTTCTGAAGTAGAAGCTGACGTTGCATCAGCATCGGCAGAAGTTGCTGAGGTAGCAGCAGAAGTGGCAGAGGACGCAGCAGCAGTAGCAGATGCAGCAGCTTCAGCAGCCTTTGTAGATGCTACACTAGCTTCATTAGCAGCATCTGTTGTGGCATCTCCTGGTCCTCCTGCTCCTCTAAATATAGCCATTATACGTCCTTACTTAGTTGCAATATACATCGTGACTTCAAAACCAAATCTCATCTCAGTGTATTCAGGTTTAGTCCACATAGTGTTTCCTTTGTCGTAGTTTAAGTAGTTGTTGCTTTTTGTGATTATTTAATTCACGCTTACGGCAGAAGTCTTGCCAAGTCATAACACCCTCCAATAAAGAAAGATGCGTTCCTTCGGTTTCCCTACTTCCGTCCTAATGGATGAACGACAATAATAAAACTCCCCAGACCTTATGAGCCTGGGGAGATACCTACTTAATTAAGCAGGAACAGCGAGAGCTACAGCAGAGCTATCACGCAACTCAGCTACACCGTAAAGCATATCTGATGTGAATAGCGTACCGAGGTACTCTTGCTTGTACTGGGTCTGAGAACGTACACCCATCTGCTCGGCAAGAACAAAAGCGTCCTTGTGTGCAAGTAGGCAAATACGGTCAGTACCAGAGCTTCCAGCACCGCTATCAGCATTGGTTGATACATAAGACATTACACCATATATATCACCAATCATACCGTTACGGATTGTGTTTGCTGAACCTTGCTCACCAACAAAAGCTTGCTCAGTAAATCGAGCAATACCCATAAGAGTGTTTCTTGTTGATGGTGGAACAATCATACAACGATCTGTCATTGGTACGTCAGCATCATCGAGTCTCTGGATAGAACGTCTGATAGCAGCATCAGTCAACGCAGCAGCGTTAGATGATGAACTGTTATAGACTGTTGTACCGTTAGAACCAATGAAAGCATTAGTAGATGTAGCAGCAGTAGAGTAAGCAGTACCTGTACCAACTGCTCGACCAAGCTGAATCAAGTCAGTATCAACTTGCTTAGCTAGAGCGTAACCAGCGTCATCAGTGTAGAACTTACGTAGAGAGCTTAGAGCTTGTGTCTCAACGATGTCCTCAATCAAACGTGAGTACTCGTAGTGCTTGTCGATAAGAACTTGCTGTTCTGTCTCAGTTGCTGCAATCAGTGTAACCTGAGTTGAAGCTGATTTAACAGAAGCAGAACCACGAGTAGGCTTCGGAATATGAAGCGTATCGCCCTTCTTACCTTTGAAAGACATCTTGCTGAACATGTTTGCAGCAACAAGATTAGCCTTGTATGCTGCGATGATTTCGTCACTCCAAATCTCTGGGATAAACTTATCCGCAGTGGTCTTGGTGACATGATTAGAACCTAGTGCCATTTTTTATTTCCTTTCAATTATTTGACACGTCCCTCCGCGTATGCAGCCATAATTTCATCTGACATAGCTTCGTAACGTGCGGGATCACGTAAACGTAAGTTAATTAGATCAGCCCTTCGGTAAGTTTTTCGTGAAGACGGTGCAGGTGAACCAGTGTCTACAGCGGCAGCTTTTAAACTTTCTTGTGTTCCTTTCTTTGATTCAGTAACTAACTCAGGACTAGAAGTTTGTTGTGGTTGTCTCGGATTCATCATGTTCCACGTTGATAATAATTCAACAGCAGAGTCATAATCAAACTGAGAATGTGCCTCAGTAAAAAGTCTAGTTCTTACTGGAGACGCTTTAATCCATTCAAAAAACTTAGGGTCTTGCGTTACTTCATTAAAGTTAGGAAACTGTTCGGTTAATCGCTGTGTTACCTGTTGTTGCTTAATAGACTGAGCTTGTTGCCTAGCCTCAGCAATAGCAGGATGCTTTTCTACAACATCATTAACAGCACCTATTGGATCTTCATAATATCTTAAAGCAGGATCTTCATCTTCTTGTGGGGTTTCAACGGCTTTCTTTTCTTCGAGTTGTCGTTTCAAAAGTTCGTCAGCTAGTCTTCTAACTTCACCAACTTCTTGAGCTTGTTTGCCAATTAGCTTTTCAGCTTCCTGGTGCATCTTAACAATGTCTTCAACAGACTTGCCTTGATACTTGTTAGGTATAGCAACTTCAGGTTTTTCCTCTACAGCAGGTTCTTCTGCTGCTTGTGGTTCCTGTTGTTCTTCTTTACCTAAATCTTCAACTTCACTAAACTCAATATCTTCTTGAACCGGTTCTTCAAAATTAGCCATATAGTCTCCTGTCACGTTTGTGATTTTAGGAATTAAAAAATATCACCAGACGCTAACCCTCTCTGCGCTTGTTGGCGATTCTTGTTGCTTCTTCATGCTTCCTAGCCCAAGCATCTGCAGCAGTAGGAAAATCACCAGTGATTCCCTCTAGTGCAATACGCGGTGCTGAGATAACACGAAGTGACATACACTGACAAACAGGACACTCAATAGCGTTTACCTCTTCATCAATATATTCTTCTGTGATGTGACCTTCGCCACACCTAAATTCAAACATTCTTTTACTCATTGTTAAGTTGCTCCCAGGCTTCTTCAGAAAGTTTCTTGAGAGTTCTAATCCAATGTAGAACGTCTAGTTGTCCTTTACGAAAGTTTAAATCTTCAAGGCTTTGAGTAGCCATCAGATTGTTTCTTTCTTCAATCATTACTTCAACATCTGCCAACAAATCCTTGTAACCTTTTGTTGACATCATGTCGAATCTTGCTTCATAATACTCTTGGAGTTCTTTATCCAAAGTGGAGTTCTCCTTTAAATAATTTATTTAACTAATAGTATATCACATTTAATATTTAGTGTCAAGCGTTATTTTCTCTCATTTGTTTATCTACTATTCTTTCATTAGATAATAAGTCACGTTCTTTTAAAAGAATCTCAGCAGTTTTAGCACGTTTATCAAACTCTTGTTTATCTTTATTATTAAGGTTTGCAGTTAAAGTCCTAATTAAATCAATCTTAGCCTTATCATCGAGTAAAGACGACTCAATTAATAGTTTTTGTGTTCTTGCCTGTGCTTCTTGTGCGTCAGCAGCAGACTCTGCGGCACGAGCATTTAACTCATTAGCTTGCGCTTCTACTAGACCCATCTGTAACTGTTGTGCTTGTTGCTGCATTTGTTGAGCCTGTGGATCAGGTTGTGACATTTGATCTAACTGCATCATTAATTGTTCTTTGTTTAATAAACTAGAAGTAGCAATAATACTTCTTAATAAGACAGGAACAATAGGTGAGTTAGGTCCAAGCGTTTGCATCAAACCAATAAGCTGTTGCTGTTCGTGTTCCTTAGTAATAGCACCAATAGAAGACAACGTAGTAAACTTAAAGTCTTTCATTGGGTAACGTTCCGGGTCGAATTGCATATAACGATACGCAACTTTCTTAACCATTGGAATGATGAAGTCATCCTGAAACGATGCCATTGCCACACGATTCTTCTTGACAATAGCAGACATAGCTAACGACATACCCATACCGTTGTTCTGTCCCCCACCTGCTGCACTCTTGACCAACTCTGCCGAGTCTAGTGTGCCTGTTGCTTGCAGCAGCATTGCTTCAAAACCTTTTGCTGTTTCATAGTTAGAAGCGTCCGTACTCCCGAACTTAAACGGTTGTAAGATTTCTGCAGGGTTTCCATTAGTTAGGATGTTTTTACCAGGTCTAACTTCGAACTTCATACCTCTCGGTAGTCTTGTAGCATCAATACCCATCATAGGTGCAGTGGTTAGGGCTAAGGAGTCCATATGACTGC